CTTCGGCTCCATCCATATCATCAGGTCCACTAGCCAGTCTGTCAGCTTGTCCAGCAGACGGTAGATCAAGCCCCGCATTGGATGTGGCCTCCAGCTCCTCGTCTACATCAAAGTTATCGCCCAACACGTCGCCTTCGGCCAGCTCACGCAGCAGGGTCTCTTGGCTGATGGTGCCAGCGGTGTACAGCGACAGCAACGCGGCGATGTCCTGCGGTTCAAGGCGTGCGCCGAGGAAGTCGCGGTTGACATAAGCGCTACCAGCAGCGGTGGCATTGCCGAGGTACTGCGCGTGAAACTGCAGGCAGTTGTCGATCATGTCCTGCATATTTTGCGCGATCACCATCATGGTGCTATCGCCTTGGCTGCGGTCAATGCGCTTAGCCTCAGCTGTCTCGGCGCTCAGCTTCTGGCCTAGCACTGCAGACAGCCCTAGCTCGTTGATCTGCAGCGCAAGCTGCTCAAGCCTGCGGAACTGGTAATCAAAGCTGCGGCCTGCTGGTTCGATGTACTCGGCGCGGCCTTCGGCAGGGAATGCGATCGCCTCGCCGGGTCCGGCTGATACCTCTTCGGCTGCTGACGGGAACCCGTAAAACGCCAGCATCGGCACTGCTGAGATGTGCAGTTGGTTGTCGAGGTCCGACTGCACTTGGTAGGTTTTGAGGTTCAGCTCTGCGATGTCCTCCAGCGGCGGGCGCGACTCCATGAAGCCATGCCGCTGCGCGTAGGCAATGGTGAACGGGATCTCGCTGAGGCTGGTGCGGCCTTCATCGACGACGGTGAACTCGCCGCTGTCCTGCTTGCGGTGGATGCGGTACTCGCCGGGTGTCAACACACGGATCTGCTCAACAGCCTTTTCGCCAAACTCGCCATCGGGCACTGTGACCACTTCCGCCAGCCGGAGCTGGGTCAGCACCTGCCGGCCTTCTTGCGTCTCGGTGCGCCAGCCAAGGATCTGCCGAGGCGTGTAGGTCACCCAATAGGGGCGACCCCCATTAGCCGGTGCATCCACCAATGTACCAACATGGCCGTAACGGACCATTTTGCGGGTTGTTTCATAGGTCCAGACGTTGAGATCGTTCCCGTTCATATCGACGTCGAATAGATGCTCGCGGATGATGTCGGCGGTGTCATCCAACCGCACTGGTTTCCGGGTCAGCATGCCAGCCAGCATGCGCTCTAGGCGGATGTAATACGGCGGGCAGACGCTACGGGCTAGGCGGTTGTCGTAGGACTCGTCAAGCTCGCGTGGCTCTTGTGGCAGGTAACGGCGATGCTTTTTGCGCATGCCGTAGGTGCCTTGCAGCAGATCTTCAATCAGGACCCAATGCGGCTCTTGCGCGTACCAGCTTGTATTGGGGTCATTAACCCTAGATACGGTGCGCTGGGCTAGCGGCCGGTCGTAAAAATTGTATCCGCTATACACGACCGCTAGCTGCTGACAATGTTGTTAGTTTACGCGTTGATGGCATGCAGGATGGTTGTGATGCGCCTCGGCGGCCTGATCGCGGCCAACGCTGATGCCGACGGCATACATCATGAACAGCAGCGTCAGGGCGGCGAAGCGGTTGATCCAAGGATTGGTGGTCATGGTTGGGATGGTAGGTGGGCGGCCGTGCTGGCCGTGAGCAAAAGATACCAGCGTTTGCCGCCGTGGTCAACCCTAGTAAAGCCTGACCCCAGTGCCGCGGCCAGCGCCAGCGTGCAGCGGGTTGAACTCACGCCATACCAGGTACCCGAGCGCGTCATTCATGTGGTCAAAACCGGCATCCTTGTCCGGCTCGCCCTTGTCGCTGTAGCACTGCAGCTCCAGGCACTCGATCACGCGACGGCAGCCCTGCGCCACCTGCAGCCGTACTTGCCCTTTGCCGTTCTCCAGCAGCGCCTGCACGGCTGCTACCCGATCACGCACTGGCGGATTGCTGCGTGGTGACTGGTTGGACATGCCGTAGGACTCCAGAATCTGGATGTCGGTCTGGCTGGCGTTGGTGCTGCGACTGCCACCGCTCGCGTCGGGATAGACGTAGATTTGCTGCTGCGGATGCCGGCGGCGGATCTCTTGTGCTAGTGCGTCGGTGTCATGGGCACCTGCGATCTCGTCGATCACCAGCAGGCCATTGTTCAGCCGCACAGCGATCACGGCAGACATGTTGCCCACGTTGAAGTCGATGCCAACGCGGACCGGCTCGCGGGTGATGTCCGGCACTGTGGCCGTGACATGCTTCGCCCGATCAAAGCGGTCATACACCTGCCCAGTTGTCAGGTTGACGAACTCGCCGTCGAGGTACGCCCGCAGCAGGCTGGGGTCGTAGTTGGCCTTTAGCCGCTCGATGAAGTCCGGCGGCAGGTGCGGGTTGTCCGCCGTGCGCATCTTGATGAGCTGCCGGTCTGGCCGCTGCTTGGCCTCGTCGCTACCGAACGTGTTCCACATCCACCGGAACCCTTCTGGCGTCGATGCCGCGCCAAACTGCCGGACATTGCCGCTGCGGAGTCGGCCGAGGATTTTTGGAAATGCCTTATTGGCGATGCTTGGCGTCACGGTGTCGATCTCGTCAGCCAGCACCCAGGCAAGGTTCAAGCCGATGATGCGTGACCAGTTTTCAAAGCTGCGGCACAGGATCTTGGTGTCACCATCTGGCAGGTGCAACATGTACTCCGGCAACGGCGACGCCCTGAACGTGTAGGGGATGTCATACGCCTCAAGGAACGCCTCAAAGTCCGTTTGCCAGATGTCTCTGATCAACGGACCAGTTGGCTCCATGACGCAGCCAATAAAGCCCTGATTGACTGCCGCCAGCATCACGGCTTTAGCGCACAGTGCCCGTGTCTTGCCCGCGCCATAGCCCGCCGAAATGCCAAGGATCTGCGTTGCGGTGTCATCCACAAACGCAAGCTGCCCAGGGTGCAGGTCAGCGCGGATGCGATCGAGTAGATCGTCAGTGTCCTCTGGCGTCTGCTGCTGCATAAACGCAAGCAGCGGCCCTGGTTCGCAGATGCCAGACAGCAAGCTCACGACATCTCAAACCGCAGCAGTCGGGCTTGCTTCTCTACGGCAGTCATGGCTAGGCCGACTTGGTTGTTCTCGCGTGCAATGCGCTCATAATCCTGCAGCCGAGCCAAGGCAGCCTCTAACCATTGAGGCCGCTCTAGCTCGGCATCAAGCGCCATCAGTTTGCGTGCTTCAGCAAGATAATCGCGCACTTGACGCTCACTTACTCCCCACTTTTCGGAACCGTATTGAACAATTTGATTATGATTCCATGCGCGCAAAAGTAATCCATAAACCTCATTTACACGGTTTTGGATCTCGTCTTTGGTGCTTTTGCGCGCCATTGTATTACTCCCGGATTTGAATCGGCATGATGAGATACGTCTGCTCTGTCATGCTAGTCGGCCTTAGCACGACCGGCGTTGTTGCGCTATTGGCCGACAGTGTAACAGTCTCCGCTTGGCGCATGGCCTTAAGTCCATCAAGCAGGTAATGCACGTTGAACGCCCAGGTACCGGTCGCAGTGCCTTCGTAGGTGATCAGCTCCTTGCCGTTGTTGGCATCGGCCTCGGCAGTGATAGCCAGAGCACCAGCAGCGGCGACCAGCTTGACCACGGAGTTGTGCGCCTCTGCGATCAACGCGACACGCTCCAGGCAACGGGTGAAGCGGTGCCGGTCGAGGGTCATGGCGTGCTCAAAGCTGGCGGGCACCAGCGCTGCTACGTCGGGGTACTTGCCGTCAAGGATGCGGCTGTAGATGGTGATGCCGTCACCTGCATCAATGACCGCTTGGCCGGTTGTTGCAGCCACTGTGACTGTCCGATCCTGCAACAGCTTCATGGTGCTGGCGGGTAGCACCAAGTCAATGCCGTCGGGCAGCGCTACGGGCACACGCATCATGCGGTGGCCGTCGGTTGCCTCCATGAACCCGGCTGCCATGTGGATGCCTTGGAGAATCTGCTTGCTGCTGTCGGTGCTGACGGCTGCCATGCAAGCACGCACGCCAGCGGTCAGGTCCAGCTCAGCGCTAGGAGCCTCTACAACGGGCATGGCGGGGTAATCGGCTGCATCCTGCACGGCAAGTCCGTAAGAGCCGCTGGAGGCGCTCACAGCGCCATCTGAGAGCGTCACAGGCTCGCCGTCGTCCATGCGGCTGACCAACCCCGCCAGCAGCCGATACGGCAGTGCCACGGTGCCAGCAGTGTCGATGGCTGCCGGCACGGAGACGGTGATGCCGAGTTCTAGGTTGAAGCCTGTGACGGTCATGGTTGCGCCATCGGCAGCAATCAGGCAGCAGCTCAGGATTGGATGGCTGTTGCTGGTGCTGATGGCTGGGGCAATGGTGCGTAGCGCATAGCTGAGATCAGCCTGCGTGGTGATGAGTTTCATGTGGCGGCATCGGTAAGGATGGAAACGATCCGCTCGTAGTCAGCGGCGAATGATGCAACCAGTTCAGCCGGGATGGGCTGCTGGTCATCTTGTGCATTGTCGCGGATGGCAGCGGCGTATGCAAGCGCATGCTCCATGGTGTCATGGAGCCGGTTGATCACGGGTTGCTGTTTGGCTGAGATGTTGATGAGATCCATGTAATGACATAAGCGACAAGCTGCTCGACCATGCGGCGTGGGATGTCCCCACGCACATTGGCTAGCGCGTCAGACACTAATCGGTGGTAACGCGCCACGGTAAGGCCACTGTCGCAATTCGCAACAAGCGCCCTGCTGCGGATCAACTCGCTGCGGCTGACACCTGCCATGGCCGCCTGCTGGTCGAGCGCCATGAGGTCTGCAGGCTCAAACCGGACTTTGACTTCTTTCATAACGGTCCTAACGGTCGCCTAACGGTGGGCGTTCGGCGCAAATCGCCCGCCACCACTGGGCTGAGCCCCTAACCTAACACTCCTAACGCTAAAAAACATATACATACATAAAGAGCGACACCTCACCTACCCACACACTTACACCCTCTCT